AAAAGAAGATCGTGGTAAGATGTATGTAGTCCAAGAATTAAATGATTGGTTAGTTGATAAAAAGAGATAGGTGGTGGGTTTTATTCATTCTTCCCACCTTTAGCGTTTCCCTTTCTTCGCACTATCTCTTAAAATTGGAGAATTTATGATTAAAAAAGAATTACACTTTGTATGGATAACAAAAGACGGCAAGAAGTTTCTGGATAGAGATGAAGCCGAAAAACATCAAGAACTGATTGAGCCAAGTGATTTAATGGATCGATGGCTTGATAAACTAAAAGGAGAATAGAATGGAAATATTTTTTGGATTTTTAATGGTTGCAATCGGTATGGGTCTTATTATGGCTATTGTAATAGAATCAGTTGAAATGTATTATAGAAGAAAGGAAAGAAATGGTTAAGTGGACTAATGTTATGGTTTATACAACAATAGGTGTGCTTGGATTATTATTCTGGTATGCAATTATAATGCGATTTCTTGAGCTTTGCTAATGAAATGTTGGCATTGTAATACAGAAGTTATATGGGGTGGCGACCACGATTTTGAAGATTATGGATATGAAGGTGAGGGTATTGTTAGTAATTTTCATTGTCCTAATTGTGAATCCGATTATATATGTAAGCATAAAATAAAATGAAAGATTACATTAAATATATTAAGTCTAAGAATTGTTTGGTGTGTGGAGTGTCGCCAGTAGACCCTGACCATTTAGAGCATTTGGGTATGGGTGGAGCTAACAAGGGTGGTCTTAAAGACTACTCTTGTGTGCCTCTTTGCCGTAAACATCATAGAGAAAGACACGATATGGGTATAAAAGATTTTGAGTGGACTTATGGTATTAGTCTATGGAAAGAGGCATTTTATTTATTGAGAGGATATTTGGCAGAATGAAAGTATTAGAATTATTTGCTGGATCCAGGAGCTTTTCTAAAGTTGCAGAAGAATTAGGTATGGAAACATATACTACTGATTTTAGCGACTTTAAAGGTATAGACTTAGTTAAAGATATATTAGATGTAAATGCAACAGATATACAAAAAGAATTTGGTGTGCCTGATGTTATTTGGGCATCTCCACCTTGCACTACTTTTAGTGTAGCAAGTATAGGTCATCATTGGACTGGCGGTAAAGGTGCTTACACACCTAAAACAGATAAATGTAGAAACAATATAGATGTAGTAAAGAAAAGTAATTCAATTATAAGATACTTTTTAAATCAAAATCCTAATTTGTTATATTATATAGAAAATCCAAGAGGTGTTTTAAGAAAATTACCTATTATGAATTGGACTACATATAGAAGAACAATATGGTATTGTCAATATGGCGATAAAAGAGCAAAACCTACTGATATATGGACTAATAATTATAATTGGATACCAAGAAATAAATGCAAAAATGGTAATCCAAATTGTCATCACGAAAAAGCACCTAGAGGATCGAAAACAGGAACACAAGGATTAAAAGGTAATTACGAAAGAAGTATAGTTCCTCCTGAATTGTGTAAGGAATTATTAATTAGTAGTAAAAATTGGCTATATAATGGTGTTAAATAATCAAATATTAGGGAGTTTTCAATGATATTGCACGATAAGGAAAACCAAATATATGAAAAACAAGAATCACTCTTTGGAGCTTCCTAATGAAATTTGCTGGTAAAATAGAACAAGGTAAACTTACTTTAGATGATAATCTTGGATTTAGGGATTATTTACGTCAAATTGAGGGTGATGTTCACTTAGAAATAAAACCTGCCGAAAAAGTGCGTTCTCCACAACAAAATGCCTATTATAGAGTTATTATAAGAATACTAGCTAAAGAATTAGGCTACACAGAACACGAAATGCACAATGTTATAAAAGAAAAGTATGATATTGGATCTACTAAACAACTATCAAAGCCAGAGTTTACTGAACTACTTGAAACTATAAAAAGATGGGCAGTTATAGATATGGGTATTGTTCTGCCGAATGCTAAGCAATCTCATCAATAGTCATACTTACTTTGTAAGTATTAAAAGCCACTTGTTGTACACTTAAACTATTTTCCCTAAAATTACATATAGCAAATCTGTCTGGGTTTCTACCATCTTCACTATTATCGGCTTGAAATATAAATGGCAGAGTACCACCTAATGTACAATTCCATACAAAATTAAAACTATTATCTGATAGCATTGGACTTGGCGCATCATCATTAGGATCTAAACTATCTGATATTATATTATTAGAAACTTCGTGATCAATCCACATATCACTTTCAGATATATAAGAAAATGTAAGTTTCCAACTTCTAAGTCCTTTACGACCTATACCACTTTTAACTCTTTGATTAAATTCATCGCCAGTAGTATCAAGTTCAAATGGTGGATATTTATAAGTAGTGCCATCGGCATTGTTCATAGTCCATTCTGTTGGCCCATCATAGTATATGTTAGCAAGTGTTTTACCACCTACAGTTCTTTGACGTTTGATACCATCAAATCGTCTTGACATTGTAAGATTGAGATCAGGCGAATTAGGACAATCAAAATACTTGCCTACTACCATAGAGCCTAATTGTTGTGTTCCTACATCAATTGGATTTTCATTTCCATAATATACACTAAATGCTCTCCAATATTCATTGTTAGAATCAAAATCAAAAATAGTTGTTCCATTGTAAGTTGGATTTATTTCAGTAGATGAATTATTTGAATTTAATATTTGATTAATAGGTTCAAATATTACGTCTGTTGTGTCAGATGTTAATCCGTGCTTACCATAAAATTTAAAAGTATTTGTATTGAAGGCTAGATTATGATTAAGTAAAGCACAAAAATTAACAGGAAAAGATGTTTTTGTTGTATTGTCGTCTTTATCACCAATACGAGCCACTTCATTTGGTCCTGTTGTGTCTATTTGTTTTGTATAAGGATTAGCACAATTCATATATAATAATTCTGCACCACCATTACCATCATCCCAACCTAGTTGTCCTGTGGCGTGTAAAAATGTTACCATATCTACATAAAATCTTGGCGTTTTAACTTGCTTTCCCATTAATATCCTCCTGTACTACTACGTCTTGTTTGGGTTTTAATTTTTGTTTTTTTAGTTGGTTGTGCTTCTGGTAATCCATAATCAGGAAGGTTATACTTAGTTGTTGTCGCCTTACCTTTTTTTACTTTACTTTTAAAATTATCCCAATTGTCTGCCTCTGCACTAATAGACCATTGTTGGTTTGTCCAAACAGGGTTTACATTTTCAATATTACATATTATACGTCTTGCCTGATTGTTTGCTACGATTACCTTTTTTATCGTAAAACTACCCTCGTAGGTAAATAGTTTTTGATTTTTAATAGGCAACCCTTGTAACGCTATTAATAGCATTTTATTTTTATTTCCTTGCATTATCCAGCCATCTGGAAGTGTTGGTGTAATATCTGCTATGCCTAAAAAATCAATCTCTATACCTAGTATATCTACATTAGATTCTATAGTACAATCGCCATCATTACATATAATTGATGATTTTCCTGTTGCTGGTTCTGTTTTATTGTATATCATTTAATTACCTAATATTTGATTGACTAATATTACAACATCTAATACATTAATTTGATTGTCTTGATTCATATCTACAATGCGATTACCATCAATATCTACAGGAATGTTACTAAAGTCTGCCAATAATATACTATTTACAGTAAAAACAATATCTAAAATATTTACGCCACCATCTTGATTAACATCACCATAAATACCATTAAAATTATTTTTGAGTATAATTTGTTGAAAATTTAAGGAATAATTATCTTCAGTAACATTAGATTTTATTATTATATTGTAAGTTAATATTGCTCTTTGATTGTTGTCAAGAAATTGCACATTTTCTGTAAACATATTAGGTGTTATATCTACATTATCGCCAAATACAGAATCATTTTCTACAACAGTTGCATTTACTAAATCAGTTGCATTCATACCTACCAAACCACTATTTATATTAACGCCATTATACTCTATATTAGCTGTAGATTGTATTAATATAACACTTTCAATAGTAACGCTAGTTTCATAATTTGTGTTAGTTACTGCTGATATAAGACCTGATGTTAAATAAGGATTGTCTTGATACCATACACCATCAAAAGTTGGTTCTTCATCATCTATCTCATCTTGATATATATTACGTTCATAAGGGTTAGGTATGTTGTAAAAATTTAAATCATCATCATTCATACCAAAGTCGCCACGATGTACCTGTACTAACTCTAAACTTACTTTACTTAGAGATTTAGAAGCCTTAGTAACAAAAAACACAGGATATATAAGTTGTCCATTTTTAACAAACTCTTGTGTGTAATCGAAACCAAAAGCAAGTTTACCACCTAACAACTCGTCAATCCTAATATAATCACCAGTTTCTATGTGCATATAACTGGGTGGTAAATCTATTTTAGCTGTTAGATGTTGGTTAGCATACCACATTAGCAATTTTCTTTGTAGTTTTCGTGCCGTATCTTTATCTCTAATATACTCAGATTCTACTTCTAGTTTACCATCATCATCTTTTAATCCATAATATGCAACATCATAAAGCATATTAGGAGTTAATTCTTGTGTTAATTGGTCTAAGGTATCTACAAAATTACCATTGTTATCTTCTATACCATAAGTAGTTTCTTCAGCAAAATCACCTGATCCATAATCTTTTTTGTATTTAACATTAATTTGGTTTTTAACATCTTCTAACTTTGTAAGACCAAAAGAGTATTTAATAACATCCAAACTATCAATAATCTCAAACTGCTCATAATCTTCTATATTTTGTTTTAAATCAATAAACTTGAAATTACCAGAACTATCAAAAGAAGGTATATAAATTGACGATTTACATAAGTTATCTATTACATTTTTAGCTTCTTGTTGTTCTATTAATGTAAAACTATTAATCCAATCATCATCTATATCTTGATTAGGAAACGTAAAGTCTTTTTGATAATCAAGTTCTGTTTGTAGTAAATTTTGTAATATTTCATAAGGTTTAGTCATAACTTTTTCGTTATCATCTAATCTACCTTTAATACTTCCATAAAAAGATTCTTGTGTGTAATCTGTGATTAGTATGTCTTGTAACAAATAAAATTGTTTTAAGTTTGCAATAACTGATTGCATATTATAAAGATAATCTATTGATGGTAATCCCCATTGTATACTATCAAAAGCATCAGTTCTATTGAACTGTCTAATTTGATTATTATACAAATCACCACCTAAATCATCATTAGTGTATCTAAATTGAGAATCAAAATTTTCAAATGTATGTTGATGGTTAGGAACTTGACAATGAGTTTCCCAATCATTTGTATCAGGATAATCTTCATCCCATTTGTTTTTATCTGTAATCATATCTTCAAAAAATCTATTATCAATATGTTCTCTTATAGTTAAACCTCTTTCAGCCCAAAAAGTTACAGGGTGAGGTGTTTGTGGACTACCAAAATAATCTTCAAAATTATTAGGCGTAAAATAATCGATTTTATAAAATATTTTTGAAGCACATACATAACTACCTATATCTGCAAATTGTAATCTTGCAAAACTACCAGTAGTATATTGAGCAGACCCACCATTTTGTGCAGTTAAATGCAGTCCACTTGTATTATTTGCGTTTTGAATCCATTGTACTGGAAATGTAGCTACTTTATTTTGTGTTTTATAATTATTATCTAATTCTTCGAATGTTCCTTCTTGATTATTTGTATTACTTTCATTATTTAAATTAGTAGGTTTCCACCAAGAAAATGTAGCATTTGGATTTGTTTCATCCCAATCTGCATCATAGTAAGTATCTCCAATACTAAACAAGTTGTCTAAATCTTGTTCGGCTGAATCATTAGTAAAATTGTATACTGATTTTGTGGCATCTAGCATTTCATTGTTGTTAAATCCAAAAAACTTATTACAAGAACCAAAATACCAATAATTTAAACCTGTATCAGTTTCAAAGTGTACTGGACTATGATTACTAGCAAAAAAAGACACTTTTTCAACAGGTCTATAAATTCGTGTAGGTATACCTTGTTTATTTTCATCTAAATCTTCACCTAATACCCAATTTTGATATATATAATCACCTATAATATTAACTTTTGCTGAATTATCTACAGTAGAGTTTTCAAACTCATAAATAGGCATATCTTCATAATAACCAGAATATTTCATACCAAAATTATATGGCAATCTTTCAGATATAGGTAAATAACCATCTTTATATACAAATATGTGTGTGTTTTCTGACAAATAATTAGGGTATAATATAGTTTGTTTTATATATGGATTTAATTGCTCTATATTAGCCACATTAGTCCATAATCCACCTATTTCTGTATTAGACTGTTCTATTATCAGTTCATTGTCTTTTGTAAGTATTAAAGGCGATTTATCAACATAACCATAAACTAATGGAAATGGTTTGCCTTGACTTTCGTCATCATATACATATTTATCATCTATAGTAGTGGTTGGTATTTGTGTTTTAAGTTTTTGTTCTGTTAGATCTTCTAGTGTAAGGTTTAAAGTTTCTGCCGATTGACTATAACGTCTAATAGTACCTGTATACACTAAAAGACAATCATTTAAGGTTTCTAATCCATTAGCAGCATAATACACTTGTACTACTGCGTTTAATAGGCTTGGAATATCGTCTGAGAAAATCTTACCATTATAGGAAGCATTTGATATAGATAGAGATACACTCGAAATTGTGTATTTATTGTTTATAATGTCTGCTTTTGAGCTAATAGAAGGACTATTAAGTAGTAAACCCTTATACGCCTCACCACCTATGTTTGTTTCCTTAATTGATAAATTAATTACTTCTGTTGCCGAATCTAATGAATCATCTATCTGTACACCCTTATAAATCCTAACCAAAGGGTACAAAGACGTTCTAGTACCATTACCTAGTGCTTGTTTAAATTTAGTAGGTAACGTCAGCATTAACCGATACCAAAATCGCTACCTCTACGGACAGCTTCTTTTATTGATTCTGCAAGTTCACCTTCAACAAAATCTTGTGTTAAAACATTACCTGTAACGCTTACATTGATATTTCCACCACCACCTGTTTGATTCATTTGGTTAAGGGTTTCTAAGCCGATAGATTCTACTGCATTTCTACTCATAACAAACTCGCCACGTTCTGCTTCTATAATAGTACCACCTTGTGAGTGTGGTCTACCACCAACATAACCTCCGTGTTCAAACTTGCCAAAAGTTGCACCTCCACCAACAGAATTAGATACGTTTGATGATGAACCTGAAAGCACAGAACCTAAAGCAGCAGCCATAGCAGCACCAAGTGCTGGAACACCTAAACTTAGTGGAAATGGTATTTTAGTCATAGCCTCTGCCATATAAGTTATAACAGCTTCTTGTATTTTAGCCACTACAACAGCTTTAGCACCAGCCACAGCAGCATCACCTGCATTTTTATAGCCCTGTCCTAGTCTAAAAGAAGATTGTAAAAGTTCTTTATTCAGTTTTAATTGTTTTTCTAATTCTTCTGTTGTTTTTTTTGTTTTTTTAGTTTTATTTTCTTCAGTTTCAGCAACTTCTTTATTTGTATTAGTTAATAAACTATTACCTTCATTAATTTTTTCTAAAGCATCTATCAATATGTTATATATACTTGCAAGTTCAGCGTTTTTTAGTATTTGGTCATCTAAAAATTTAGTATAACTTTCACTAATATCAGGTTGAGCAAGTTGTGCAGCAATAGTTTCACTTGAAAATTTTAATCTATCTAATTCTGCATTTAATTCATCTATATTTAAATCTTTAGGGTCTATTATAAACTCAGGTAAAAGTTGGTCCATACCTACATCAACAAATGTTTTTTCAACTGTTGCACCAAACTTTTCAACGTGATTTATACCTTTTTTTACAAATAATTCTTCTAATGTTTTATCTATAACTTTTTGAGATTCTTTGATTTGTTTTCTAGCTTCTTGAAATCCTAAAATTTTATTTAAATCTGCTAATCTTTCTGCTGAAATACCAATTTCTTCTAATTTTCTGATTGAAGTTTCTAAATCTGTTTCTGTAATTCTCTTTAATGTTTCTCCAAAGCTATTAAAAAAACTGAGAACTACAGGTGTAGTTTTATCACCAATAAAATTAGTAAAATCTTCCATAGTTGCATTGAATTGATTAAACTGATCTCTAGCAGTAAGTTGTTGGTTTCCTAATTCAGCAGCTTTTGTTCTTGCAGATTCCATAGCAGCAGTAAAAAAAGCTTGTTTCTTTTGTGAATCTGTTAATTCATCTTTTGTAACACCTAATTCTTTAGCGTAAGATTCATATGCTTCTTCTGATTTAACAATAATACCAATATTATCAAGCATCAGTCTTGATTGACGACCTATACCAGTAATAAGTGATTCAACAGCGTGTGCAGTATCTACACCAAGTGCAGCACCTAATGTTTGTGCTATTTGGAACATCTCAGCCATTTCATCTGTGTTTCTTGTGACACCAAGAATCATAGCATTGTTGGCTTGTTTGAATAAATCCATTTGGCTCATAGTACCTTTTACGGCATTACTTATCTTATTGACTGATAATGCTGCATTTTCTCCAGTACCACTTAATGTAGTAAATGCCCTAGACATATCTTGTACACGAGCTGCTTGTTTTGCAAATTCTATAGTTTGTCTAATACCCATTCCCATAGCAAAGTTAAATACCAACAATCTTGAACGTACTGTTGCTAAACTTTGTTCGAACATACCCATAGCTTTACGATTTCTACCTATTGCTAGTCTATGTTTTTTGGCAGTAGTTGTGGCTTTACCTTGTGCTGCTTCTAACCGATTAATAGCATCAATCAGTTGTTTTTGACCCATAGGTTTAAACTTTACAATAATATCAGACATCTTTTTTCGCTTTCTCTTGTATCATTTTACTCTTTTTCGCC